CAAAGACCGAAAAGGCTTTATATGAAGCCGGGATGATTGCCCTAAAATACGACAAAGAGGCCGTGATTGGATATGTTATTCGGAAGGCTTTGGAGGAAATGGTAAAATGCAAGAAGTAACCATCAATGATTCGTTTGGAAAAGCCCTAGTAGAATATACCAAGGGGCTTCGAATTGGCCTAGAGATTGGAGGGGGAACTGGCGATGGCTCGACTCAATGTATCCACACGGACAAGCTATTTAGCATTGAGAATCATCCAGATCGCATTGGCCGCCACAGGATGAACCTAGATTCAAAGGGCGGGGTATCCGTTCAAGGCACAGCGGTAATTTCTGGTTTATGGATGAACAAGAAAGATATTGAGGAGTTTTATAGAATCACAAAGACCAACCTCAACCAATACCCCATCGAGCAAGTGTTGGGGTGGTATGATGAGTGCTTGCAAACTGCCAAGCCATACCAGACAAGTGCAATCGAGGACATTCATTTTGAGCATAATGTGGATTTTAACTTTGTTTTGATTGATGGCTCGCCATTCTCCGGGGAATCAGAACTTCGATGTGTAAGGCCGTTCTTGGCAGAAAAGGCAATCATCGCCTTGGACGATGTGAACGACATTAAAAACTGGACAAATTACCAGAAGCTAAAAGATTTTGCAAAATTACTATGGGAGGATTGGTCTGTTCGTAATGGGGCGGCTATATTTCAATTATGATCAGAGGCGTGATAACATCAGAATCACCAGAGATTCACTGGGAACATCTCGATGTAGCTGGCGGGCGAATGCTTGACTTGGGGTGTGCGTTCTGGACGGAAGCAGAAAGACAAGAGGGCAACGGAACAACCAAGTATTTCCTATCACAAAAGCCAGAATTTTATATGGGGGTGGACATAAACCAAGGAGACATCAACATTCTTTCTCAACAATACCCACAAGCAAAGTTCTTATGCGAAAAGGCAGACTCCGCATTTCAAATGGATACTTGGATAACAGAGAACTCCATCACCCACATTAAGTGCGACATCGAAGGAGACGAGACTCAACTTCTTCAAATTGGGGATGTTTGCAACCTAAAAGAAATTGCCATCGAGCTACACTATTCAGACGCTTGGCTAAAGGAGTTTGGTGAATGGTTCAAGTCAATAGGCTTTGAGTTTTATCGACACGATTCGGTTTATTTTTGTCCAGAGATTAGCGTTATCTATGGTCGATTGAAATGCTGACCATCTTTACCATCGTTCTAAATGGGATGCCCTTTATCGAGAAGCATCTCGCAGAGTTTCAGAAACTAAAAATCCCTTGGCAGTGGAGAATTGTCGAGGGTGTAAGCGAGCCAGTTGGATGTACCCGGTGGTGCAAGCAAGTTCCCGATAAATGGCACAAGGATTTTAAGAGCATAGACGGAACGCACGAATATCTAAATAGCATTCAAGGCGGGAATGTTGTTGTTTATTCGCAAGGCAAGCCATTCAACGGGAAGCTAGAGATGATTCAGCAAGCGTTGTTTGGGGTAGATGATGGCGTTGTGATGGAGGTGGACGCTGACGAGATGTGGAGAGCAGAACAGATTGATGGGATTTATGAATGTCTCAAGGGAGCAGAGGAAGGGGCAACGATGCAGTTCCATTGTAACTTCTTTGTGGGAGAAAATAAGCGAGTAGTGACTAGAGAAGGCTATGGCTCAAACTGGTATGAGTGGATGAGGGCTTGGAAATGGGGCAAGAATGTTTGCTTCACAAGCCACGAGCCACCCCGCCTAAACATCCAATCTCGCCTAGTTCCAAGGGGAGTGACTGAAACTTGGGGGCTTGTATTCAATCACTATGCCTACGCAATCCAGAAGCAAGTCGAGTTTAAGGAAGATTTTTATGGATACAAGGGATTGGTAGATGGATGGAAAGAATTGCAAAAGACAATCGGCCCAGTTCGATTGAGCGAATACTTCCCTCACCTACACGATAAGAGCGTGGCCGATGACTGCTAAAACAATCAAATACTCCCAGAGGCTAGGAGATATCATTCGTTGCCTCCCAGCTTGCAAATATCTAGCCGACCAAGGCCACGAGGTATTCTTTGATTGCTTGCCCCAATACCACGGAATCTTTGAGATGGTCTCTTATGTAAAGACTGGTAACAAGGGCGATATTATAGACCTTGAAATTTGGCCGAACAAATACCAAGAATATCGAGGATCAAATAAGACTTGGACAGAATTTGTCTATTCACATCCAGCCATCAACAAGGCCGACTCAACCAACATCATTTTTGATAAGCTAGACGATGCACCCGCCAAAGGTTTGCCAGCAGAATACAATATGGTTGCCCCCTTTGGGATAAGCCAAGGCGAAAAGCAAGACCCATTAAAAATTATTGTTGAGGCTAGAAACAAGGCTGGTGCGAATAACTTCATAGTTTTAGCCCCAGAAGGATTCAGGATTAGCGGGCTTGAGACTTATACAGCCCCAAGCGTTTCCGAAATGGCAAGGGCAATTAGGGGTGCAACAGAGTTTTATGCAATCAATTCTGCACCTATGACCATCGCCGCCGGGGTTAGGAAAGAGAAAAAGGTTATATTTTACCCGCAAAAGATTGAACCATTTGATAAGGATAATCTGTTTATTTGGGATAGCGTAGAGCTAAATTGACATAAGAGGTGGGTTTATGGCGGGGACTATCGACACCACTTATTTCTCCAACGATCTTACTTATATGATCGGAGACCTTTACACAGTTGTTACTGGGCTGGGGTCAACGGCTGTATCGGCGGCAATCACCGACCTAACCTATGCCTCTGAATTGGATATTGGTGGCGAGACAATTAAAGTAACACAAAGTTTAACCGTGAAGGCATCGGCCATTTCTGCACCAGTAACGATTGGTGCGTTAATCACGGTTGGCACGGCAGAAAGGATGATTGCATCCTATCAACAAAGCTCGGACGGAGTTAGCTACACAATCGAGATAGCTGACCCGACAACCTAATGACCTCAATCGAGAGGCAGTTGGAAGAAAGCCTCGCAACTGCCCTAGCTGGCGTTTCTGGGGTTAATATCTATAAAAGTGACACCAAGGGGGCTAGGCTACTGCCCAACATTGTCATTCAATGCCCAATAGGCTCGGAAGAGATTATCCCCTATTCTGGCGTGTTTCGTTGCCCAGCCACAATTACCTATGCAACAAGGGCAGACACAACAACTCGGACAACCTTTGATGCCAAGTTTGAAGATATTCTTCAAGTGATGTATCAAAGCCCTAATCTGGCTAGTGTTCTAACCACGGCCACGCTCAAGGTATTTTTGGCTAATGTAGTCTCGGAGTCGCCGGATATTAAGTCGGAGAACCGAACTTGGTCTAAAAACCTATCCCTAGACATTTCTTGCACAAGTATATGATTAGCCCCCAGTTCAAGATTGAGGACGCTCTAGCAAGCCTATTAACGCCAATTTCGGGGCTTAATGTGGTTATTTCAAATAGGACTGGTGCAAGATTGTTCCCTTATGCCACAATCAAGGCATCCATAGGAAGGCAATATATCGTTCCCTATTCAGGGGTATTTGAAGTTACCGCTGAAATTAACTATTCAGATTCAGCGACTAGAACTACTCAAGCCATATTTGATGCCACTTATTATGATGTCTTTGCCGCATTATACTCAAATAACAATACCCTAGTTACAAAAGTTCAAGATAATGTGACTGATTTGAAAGTGTTTATGGGCAGAATTACAAGTCAAACCCCAACAATTCGAGCCGACAAAAGGGCTTGGCAGAGGGGGCTTACCCTTTCATTCATAGTAACCCCAGACGCTAATGCTGATGGGTTGCGAGATTATGACTTTTCGGATGCACTTAATAGTTTTTACCTTGGGACGATTTAACAAGGAGATTGAGTTATGGCACTATCCATTTTAGACGGCAACCAGTCGGCAACCACGCTTTCTACCATCGTAACAAGCGGCCAACATATCCCAGCCCATACGGTTGTTAGCCTTGGAACTCAAGCAATTACAGACATTAGTAGTGCAATAAGTGGTAGCACGGTCTGTGTTGGCAATCTCGGCCTCTTGCAATCTACTGTTGCAACTGAAGGACTTTCTGCATCTGGTAGTTTTATTAAAATTGGTGGGCATACTGGGACATCTACAACCGGGAATATAGTTCACGTTTCTTCTGTTGGGGCGTTGCGTGTCGATGGTTCTGTTTATACACAACCAGTATCTATTGCGTCAGTTACAATCGGGAACACAGTTACAATCGCTGGAACAGTCACAGCTAATCCGACTGGAACACAGACGATTGCTGGCACGGTGACGGCTAATGGCCTTGCACTGGGACAAGAGGTTTTGAATGTATTCCCAGTAGGAATCGGACAGTTAGGTGGTGGAGGAGTGAGGGCTGTTGCTGATTTTATTGGATTTAGAGTTCCAATTTCATTGGGAGATTCACAAGCAGTTGTAAGTGCATCGTTATCTGACCCTCTACCTGCTGGAACAAACCAAATCGGCACAGTCACCGCAAACTCATCCAACGGCTCTTTAACAACCCGATTTGGCTCTGTAACTACTGCAAACACGGCTTTTGCAACATCAGCCGTAACTAACGCAAATCGCAAATATCTTTTAATTCAAAATATAACTACCGCCGCAAATGTGATTACCATTGGAATTGGTTTCACTCCAACCACAACGCAGGGCATCCAGCTATTTTCGGGGGCTGGACTAACCTTTGAGGGTAGTTACATTCCTACTGGTGCGGTTAATTTATTGTCCAGCGTAACGGCTTCTTGCTACACAATCTTGGAGGCGTAAGTGGGCTTCTTTGCCACTAGCGGAATCCTTAATGAAAGAGGATTCTTTGCAGAGGGATTCGACCCAGACGCACTAGACTACATCAATCGTGTAGAGACAGCAGACGCCGAAAGACTTGAGCCAAGGGTTAGAACTGCGATTAACCAATTTGTTTTAGGATGTAAGGCAGATGGGATTTGGTCGGCAATTAGGGCATCTTGCATATTGGCTGGGGCTAGGACATTGAGCGGTGCTTTGATTCCTTTGATTGGAAATGCACCATCAAATAATGCTTTTGTTAGTGGAGATTATAATAGAAAGACTGGATTGCTGGGCGATGGTTCAACCAAATCCCTTAATACTGCGTATATTTCAAACACATTCTTTCAGCAAAATAATCATCACTTATCTGTATATGTAACATCTGCCCCAGCGTCATCGGCAACAACTAAAGTGTTTTTAGGAAATCAATCAGGACTAGGCTCTAGGTTATTTATAGCAAAAAATGCGGCAGATCAGTTTTCGGCTAGACTTGCGAATTCGAACACGGCAATAAATGTTTCTGGACAAGGAACAACAACTGGCTTTAAGGGTGGAGCAAGAAGTAGCTCGACAGCAGTTATAGCAAGATCAGACCAAACCAATACAAGCACATCAATCACTTCAGCGGCAATAGCCTCAAGCCTAAATATCTATGTTTTTGCTGGTGGATTCAGCAATCAAAACCTCTGCGATGCAAGAATGTCATTTTACTCAATGGGTGATAATCTTGACCTAGCTCTTTTAGACACCCGAATAACCACCCTAATGAACACGCTGGCGAGCGTTTTGCCATAATGCCCATCCTGCTCCTCACCCTCTTGTTTTGCTCTTGTTCGCCAAGGAAAGACAACAATGTTTTACCACGATACAGCGATATGAGTGCCGCCGAAGATGCTGGTAAAATCAAATGAAATATCAATACACCTACGAGGACTTTATGCATTCCCTCAAGTGGTTAGAGGCCGAGGGATACATTGAGCAGTTTATTGATGAAGATGGGAATGTTTGCATAAGAATCTGCGAAGGGGCAGAGAATTGTGAGTTATGAGTTCCGACCAAGTTGCGGAGCTTCAAGAGCGTTTATCTACCGTCCGAGAGGCAATCGCAAGAATAGAAGAAAGACAGCAAAATATAATCTCGGTTTTAGAGCGTCACACTAGCGAGTTGGCTCAATGGTCTGGAAAGATAAACTCCAAGGTGGACACCCTAGAAAGGGACGCTCACACCATCAAAACAAAGTTATGGTTGGTAGCCCTAGTGTCCGGGGCTGTATTTTCTACTATCTGGGAATTGATAAAAGCCAGAGTGCTATACAAATAATTTGACATAGGTAAATAGCAAATGGCCGCCACAAGTATTGGACTCACTGGACTTGCATTTGGATTAGCCGCTGAAACTGGCGTTGTTATCCAGAGCTTTTCGCTAACATCAACAGCAGAGACAACCGAAGTATCAAAGCACAATGGAGAGCATTCTGCCGTTGCGTTTTCTGCTTTCAAAAGGAATGTTAGCCTTTCTGGTAATTGTAGCGGTGTGGTTGCCTCTTCTGGAATTGGTCAGACTCTTGCCCTGACTGGCAACACAGCCGCAGTATCTAGTGGCACTTACTTTGTTACCGATGTTTCTTTTACCCAAGCCGCAGATGGCTTCAATAGCTTTGATTTATCCGCAACAGCTTACACGGGGTTAAGCTCCACCTAATATGGCCGCCACAATTATCGGAAATAGTGCAAATCTGGCCTTTGGAATTGGCTCTGACCAAGCTGGAATGGTGATTCAATCCATCTCTTCCTCTGCCTCTGCTGATGCTGTTGAGTTAAAGAACAAGGGCGGTGATGTAACGGCAGTTGTGTTTCGCAACAAGAAAGTTACCTACTCCGTTGAAGGTGCATATACATCTTTTAGCGGTAGCGTTGGGGCTGTTGTTACGGTAGCCAATGGAAGTAACTTTGATCTTTCTGGTTATGCCGCCTATGTAACCGAGATTGCCAGAAATCGTAGTGCAGATAACTTTGAGACGGTATCTTTCACGGCAGTTCGATACGATGGTATAAGTTAGTTTTAACCTAGAAATCCTTATGCAAGAAAAAATCCTTTACACTCGCAACATTAAACTAGCTTCGGTTCTTGCTACATTTGGCATCCCCTTTAGAGACAAAGAGCCAATGGCCGTCATTGAGGACGCAGACGATGGCAATAGACGAAGCGTAACATTCTTCTTTAGCGACCTTCCCAATGGCCTTGGTGGTCGAATTGTGGACTTATGGGAAAAGGGCTGGCCAGCTATTACCAATCACGATGACCCTCTAGCATATTGCAGAGCCGTGCTTGAGAACCGAGAGCGTCTTTTGGACGCTATGAATAACGCCACCCCACTAGTCAAAAAGCAGTTTGGTAAAGCTACCTTGCTTGTTAGCAAGAACGCATCCCCAGACTTGCGAAAGAAATTAAGCAAATACCTATGAGCCTAGACCTACAAAAAGACGAAGAGATTCTGAACAAAGCCCTAGACAAATCCTTTGTCATTAACGAAAGGCTTTTCAAAGGACAAAAGCTGAATAAGTTTAGCCTTGGGACTAGAATTGTCATCAATCAGATCAGAGAGGAAAGCGACACAACCGAGTTCTTTATTTGGTCTACCTTATTTTGCCTAGTCCAAACCAGAGCAGAGCTAGTAAAGCTGGCGTGGGATAAGGCAAAGTTTCGTGAGGCTGTATTGAATTGGTCGGATGATTTCACCGAACAAGACTTTATGGATGGCGTAAAGATTGTAGACGAAATCTTTGGAGAGCTTGCAGATGCTAGGGTACAGACCAGCGGAGGTAACGACTCCCCAAAATAGTTCAGCCAGCCGGGGTCGCTTCGTCCGTCTGGCTATTTGCAAAGGAGTTTGGGTGGACAGCGGAGCAAGTAATTTGGGAGATGGCAGAGGTGCAACTTGTTCAGCTAGAACACGCTATGCTTGTTAATCGAGGAATTGATGTTAGAAGGCACAACTCTAACGCAGTAAATATAATTGATGATATTCTTGACGATAGACAATAAATTTATGGCTAATGTATTTAAGCTAGATACTAGGGATTTCAATAGAACCATCGATAAGTATATTGAGTTGCGTAATGCTGATTTTCTAACAGAGGTTAATAGGCGAGCCGCCAACATCATTATGAAGGCGATGCAATACACAAAAAGAACAAGCCCTGAAAGAGTGGTTAGGGAGCTTGGGGCAATACAAGAAGTAAGAAGACTAAAGGGCGGTACTGGCAGGGAGACAAAGGCCAAAAGAAATCGGGACTTCTACAAAGGAACACCGGCAGGGTTTAAGATATTTAATTGGAGGAGAAAGAATAGGCCACAAAGTCTGCCACCTAAATTGAGGGGCGGTGGATTGGGTGGCAAAGGAATGGGGCAAAGGTATGATGGTTTTGTAAAATCTGTTAGGCGTTCTTGTGGTTATATTGTTGCTGGCTGGTTGCCCGCATTGAATAGGTATAAACAGCAAGGGGTAAGAAATACAAAAACTGATATCAAGAAAGAACCATCCCCAAAAACTTCTGCTGGAAAGGGATATGCCGTTCCAGCACAAAGGGCGGGGGACTTTATTAAGACCATATTTGCAAACACGGCCAATGCTGTTGATAAGATTGGAGTTGCCCCCCTTCGGCTTGCCTTCCGACTGGAAGAACAAGATATGAAAACATATATAGAACGCAAGGAGCAAGAGAGGCTTAACAAGCTCAAGAGATAATATGGCCTTTAAGTTAGAAGGGGAGGTAGTGATTGACGGACGCAAGGGGACGATTGCGTTAAAAGAGATTCAGAGGGAAGCCACACGCACATCAGAGACTTTTAAGAGGGCTGGGGGAGGTGCTGAACGATTAGGCAAAAGCCTCCTATCCCTTGGCCTTAACGCTGGTCGAGCCGGGACATCCCTTGGGGCTTTGTCTAGGCTGGGGGCTGGCGGTCTATTTGGAGCGGCCATTCTTGGCTCAATCAATAAGTTTGGCGAAACCATCAAACAAGCCTCAACGGATTATTACGAATCACAAAAAGCCCTAGCAGGAGCATTTGAAACATCATTCAAAAGCACATCGGTTGAACAAGCCCAACAAGGACTAGAAAAGACAGAGGATACGATTGAATCTTTGCGTGGTAAGATTACTCAACTTGGGGCATTGGGTGGCTTCTTGAAAGGTCTTGAGAAGTTTACCGGGATTAACCTTGGTGTTGGAGATACTGAAAAAGCTCTTAAAGATGCACAAAACAATTTAATCGTTCTTGAGGGAGTTGTTGCGGCTCGCATTAAAGAAAGAGATGTTCTAAAGGGAACAGAAAGCTCCATTAAAGCACTTGAAAGAATATCGGCAATCAACAAGATTGATGTTAAGTCGGCAACCCTAAAAGGCAACGCATTAGACGAGAATGTTCTTCTTGCCGAAGAGGAATTAAGAACACTAGACACAACAACGATCGCACTTCAAAACCAATTAAAAGAATTAGACTCCATCACCGGGGCAAAGAAAAACCAAGAAGCCATCGACAAGACCTTGGATATGCTTGCCGACAATAGAGTTAAAAAAGCACAGCTAGAATATAATCTTGTAAAAGCCCAAAAAGATCAAGAAACAAAGAGCTTCAAACAGGCTCAACAAGCGGGTGGTGGATTGCTTGGTGCAAGTCGGGCGGGGCAACAAGCTCTTGAAAATGCTCGAAAAGTGAGGGCTAGATCAAATAGACAAGAAGATTTTAAGACGCAAGAAAAAGTGTTTGAGGATATCAAGAACGCCGAGAACGTGCAAAGAAAAGCTCAAGGATTGCCACCACTTACCAAACAAGATATAATGAACAGGGAGGCTACACAACAAGCCGCTGGCGAAGCCCCAAGCCTTGCCGAAAAACTTGTTAGCGGTCAGACTGGGAAACCAGCCGAACAAATTGCGGCAGAAAGGGCCGGAGGAAAAGGTGGAGCAGATTTGCAGACACAACTTCTAAAAGCCATTCAAGAATTAACAAAGAAACTTCCAGCCGCCGTTGCTCAATAAGGATAGATTATGCCAGCTACAATTATTTCAAATATATCTGGATTTGATTACGAGCCGGACATTATAACTGATAATGGACGTGACGGGATTTCATCTTTTCAATTTTCGATTGTTGGGAGTTTCTCTTCTCTCGATTCAAATTTCTCGCTAGATCAAGATGTAACTGGTGTCCCAGATCAACCAACGGGAAGTTTCCGTGTTGTTCGCAGGAATTTAAGCCATATAGCTGGGGATGGTGATACTGGCCTTTATAGGCTACAAGTTACGGCAGAAGGTGGAACTGGAAACAATTCGCTTTTTATTTTAGAGACCAGCTATCAATATCAAAAAGAAATTGTGAATGGATTTGTTCAACTTCCAACTACAGATGTTGCAATCAATTACGCTTGTGAATGGCTATCTCCAACAGCCACAATAACAACCAATAGTCAAACCGAAGATGTTGCCGCAGTTCAAAATCAAGCCATATCGGTTCTCGCAAGCCTTCAAGTTCAAATTATTAGGAATAAGCCAGACACCATAGCTCCCGTTGGAATCGTGCAATATCCAGTTTTAGGGCTTGGTATTGATTCGGAGTCCGTAATTATTTCTGGTTCTTCTATAGAGAAGGCCGGTGGATTATATAGGGTCAGAGCCTCGGCGACTAAAGGCCAAATTCAACAGCTTATATGAGAAGCGGAACCGGGACATCCTTCGTTAAGGTTCCAGTATTGGCCGACAATGGCCTTATCACTAAAACATATCTTCACGATATGGAGGCGGCTATTAAACAACGGACTCCTATTGCTGGCGAAAATATCATTATTAAGGCAACCGATGGGAGCTTTGTGATTTCTGCCACTGGCGGTCTGAATATTGGCGGAGGTGCTGGAGGATTTAGTGAAATCACTCTTACGGTATGTTCTAATGGAACACCGACTACAATCACGGTCTTGGGGAAGTAATTGACAAGGTGATTAGTCTAAAGTGAACTTTCAAGAACTATTTCTGGATGTTGCCAGCGGGAGATTTTTAGATGGGGCTACATCAATTCCATCATCAAAGCCAAGCATCTATTCTGATGAACAAAGAAGGTTTCGCCTTAACGTCTATAAAGTAAGAGGAAGCTCTTTATCTGGTGTTACGCCAAGCAACGACTCTAGGTTCAGGGTTCGTGTTGGCACATCAGCATTAAAACTTGCAGATGGAACGGATGTCACAACAGCACCAGATAATTTAATTACTGCGGTTGCGACAGTTGCTACTGCGACATCTTCTCAAGCAGTTGGTCTATCTAAAATCTCTACATATACGCCAGTAACCGCATCCTTACTTGCTAGCGTTGCTACCTATCCTATCGTTACAGCGGGATTTTCTGCAACAATAGATTATAAAGCCCCAGTAACTGCCACTATTTCTGTTGGCATTGGAACAATAACAATGCCGGGTCTTTCCATTGATCTATATCCAAATTTATCTGGAATTACAGATGTTATTAAGCCAACTATATTTGGAAGAGTATTGTCATTAACCGCAACATTAAACGCTGTTGATGCAGCAACTTTTGCGGCAGTAATATCTGGTGGAACAGTAACAACAATAGCTTTAGTAAATAGTGGACTTGGATATTTGGATGGCTCATATCCACTTTCTTTTTCTTCTCCAAATCCAACCAGAGCCACATTTACAGCCACTATAAGTGGCGGGTCTGTCGCAACTATTTCGATTGTGACTGGTGGTTCTGGATATGGTGCTGGGCCGTTTTCATTAGAATTTACCGCATCAACTGGTAGCACGGCGTTTGCAAACGCATATTCCTTAAATGGAGTAATAAATTCTGTTATAATTACGGATTCTGGTACAGATTATTCTTCTGCTCCGAATGTAAGCCTTGCAACGCCAAGTGCTGTTAAGGCAATCGCTACAGTTATTGCATCTCAAGATAAGATACAATCTATAACAATAAACAATGCTGGTTCTGGATATGCGGCAACCCCAACAGTTACAATGTTTACTCCAGCAAAAAGAATTATTGCCATTGAGCCAACAAATAAATTAAATAATGCTGTTAGCGGCTCTACATTTCTTTGGGCTTATGGCCTAGAAAGTTCGACAACTGTTGGTTTATTATTTTCTAACCCAGACAATATAACTACACCAACCCCAACATCCGTGCCGTCTGCATTCATTTATTTTATACGGGGAAATATATGGGGCCTACGACTCGTTTCTGGTGGATATGGATATACAACTGCACCCACGATAACTCACAATGACGCATTTGTGTACGACAACACAGTTGAATATGGAGTTGTTACTGCTTTTGGTGTTGAATTTACATCTAGTGAAAGGTTTGGGCAGAAAAAAAATATTACTTCTTATTCAACTATACGAGGAATTTCAAGAAAGCCATCTACAACTTCTGGGATTTTAATTTCAAATGGTGGAATTGCACTGGAATATAGACTTGGAGAACAGTTATTTGATCCGGCCGCAAATATATATGGGTATAACGCACCAAGATACTATAGAGTAGCACAAAAAGTTTTGGCAGATAATTATTATGATCTAAACTCTGGAAATTTGGTTCAAAATAGAAGTTCAACTAGATTTCTAACACGGGCCGGACAGCAAGTTGCACAACAAAATGCAGTCTTTTCGATTGCAAATTTAGAATATCGACCTGACAGTAGTGTGGTCAATCAATACCCGGATGAATTATTTCTTACCCCACGCTATCCTTACGCATTGGTTAAGCCACTAGAATTAAATCACGATGTTTTTAGTTCAAGATCATTTTTGGCAGTCCTTGTGCCACAAACAGCAGAAAAGCCAACAGCATTTGCAATTTGCAGAATTACTATACCATCCGAAGGACAATATAAATTTGACCAAATTTTTGGCCGGTCTGCTCGAGACTCAACATCTCAAATTGGAGGTGGAATATTAGAACCTAAAATTGTTTGGCTTGATTATGGGTCTGGATACACAAGCCAAATGACTTCTGCTGGTTTCAAATTAGTAGAAATTTCATCTCTTACAGATTTAACAAATTTATTAGAGTCTTTTGGCGAAAGAACAATTACAGCAGTCACATCTTTTGATGCTGGTGGATATGCGAATAGCCTCTTTTCAAGGGCGGCTGGCGTGGCGACAAGGCCGGGGCAACGAGGAGTTCAATACTTTTTGTCTGACGGTGGAATTGGATACTATAAAAACACGGTTCTTTCTGTATCAGAAACAGCAATAAGTGGCGGCGTGATTACCGCATCAGTTACAAACAAACCAGTAAATTATAATAATGGAACATACATCTGTTCCGTTGCTACTGCCCCCGGAGTTGGAATAACAGCACAAGTTTCTTTAACAGTTTCTGGTGGAACATTTGATGCTGTTGTTCTAAACCCCGGATTCGGGTACGCAACTGCACCAGCAGTAACAGCACCAGCACCAAACTTTCAATCAGGTCAGGTTGTGGCTCTGTCGGTTGTTACGCAACCATTTGGATATACAAAGAATGTAAATCATCCCTTGTCATTCTCGGTTAGTTCTGTGTGTGGTGGCGATGCACAAGCCAGCTTCATAATTGATGACGAAGGAAACGTGCAAACACAAATTCAAAATCAAGGCTTTGGTTATAGCTCTGTGCCATCCGTAGTCGCAAAAGACCCCGACCTCCGCTCTCTGAATGGATACGTTGGGTCAATTCAGCTTTCAAATTCTCCAGAAG